ATTTGGAACCCTTGGGCTCCCCCTCCCCCTCCCCCTCCTCCACCACCGAACAGTCCGGCTAGTGATTTTGCTATCGCGATTGCAGTGTAAGTAGCAATCATCTTTGCACCTTCCTGCATTAAGATGTCACCTACAGTTTTAAGGAAATCAGCAAATACTTGCTGCGCTGTTGCTGTGCCTTCGATTAAACCTTGAACGCCTTTTGTTAATGAATTACCAACAGCATCGCCGATGCCTTGCGATACACGAACAGCTACAGATTCAAGATCTTTTAGTTGTGTTTGAGCAGATGCAATAAAATTAGGTATAACACTGCGTCTAGCAGTAGCATCTGATATTTCTTTTTGCTTAATAGCTTGCTGGTTTAAGTTTTCTAATATTTGGGGGCCTGCTGCTATTTGTTGATTTAAAAGATTAAGATCTTCCGCTGATAAACCAACTTTTTTGGTTTGGTTCTCAAGCGCCAACATATTTTGAGCATTAAGTTGCTCGTTTTGCGCAAATTGCGCTGCCAAAGCTGGGTTAGTGCCGCTAACAATTAGATCTAATGTTTTTTGGTCTATTTGATTTTTTTGTATTGCTGTGTTTAAATTTGCGGTTGATTGCTCTAAAACCGTTTTGGTGCTTTCTGCTAATGATTTTCTAATTTCTTCTTCTGTAGTAAGTTTTGCGTTTATTTCGCTTTGTGTCTGTAATTGCTGCAATTTTTTTGTTTCTTGCTCTAATTTTTTTGTTGCAGGTGAGTATGGCTTAATGCTATTTGCAGCATCTACCTGCATTGCGCGTGAGCCTATTGGTGCTTGTAGTGCAGCGACGGCAGGGCCTGTTTTAGCAGCAGCAGGGATTTTAGCTATTGAATTGGCTAATAAATGCAGGATCCGCATTGGGCCTTGCGGCGTTGAAATTTCTGCGGCATATCCGCCAGCGCCGGTATTACCTAAATTTTTGGTTAATGCCGCTCCTCCTTTAAGAGAAATTGGGGTGCCTGACGGTGTGCCAAAATCCATTCCTGCGTGAAAACTTCTCCCAAACAGGCTGCGAGGTCCGTAGCCACTGGTTACTCCATAGCTGCTAGGAGATTTTCCATTTAAAGAAAAATATTTATCAGCATCTGCTTTTGTTATTGGGCGACCATCTGCCCATCTAATGTCAAGATGTGGCCCAGTGCTATCACCAGTGTTACCAGTACGCGCAATAATTCCGCTGCTTACCGAAGGGCCATTTTTATCACCAGCGCCTACAGTTGGCTTTATGCTTTCCATTATTGCCTTAGCTTTGTTAGCTCCTTCTACGATTAAATCGCCTAATGAACGGCCTGCTGTTCGCAGTATTCCATCTACTTGCCGTGCATAACTCTTTTGCATCTCGCCAATCTCACGCTCAATACCTTTCTTGAAGTCTGTTAATGTACGTTCTAATTGAATCTTTTTCATTGTTGAATCAAACTCAATTTGTCTTCTAGTTACAGCAGCATCATTTAAAGTTTTAGCGTTATCGCGTGCAGTTTCTAATGATTGAATATCAGCAGGGCTTTTACCGCTAACTATTGCACGTGATATATCTTGCGTTTGCCCAATAAATTGCTTGCTGCCTGCAAGCTTTAACTGCGATTGCTGCAAATCAAAATTTGCTTTAATGCGCTGGTCTTGAAGCGTGCGCTCCATATCAGCGATACGGCGTATTGTTGATTCTCTAAAATCAGCAATTTGCTGTTCATATTGAAAACGATTATCTTTTAATTGCAGCTCAGTATTTTTATTTAATTTAGCAATTTTTTTATCGTTTTCAATCCTTAAATTTGCTAATTCTGTTTCTGCATTTTTCCTAGCTATAGCATTAGCCTCATTTAGTAATTGTGTCGGGTCTGTTTTATTATTAGTTTTGGTATCTTCTTTTTTCTTGTTTTGAGCAAGTTTGGCTAGTGGCCCCAACAAATCTCCTACTGGCCCTAGAACTTTTGTGCCTGGATTTAATGCCATCATTAAATCTGGATTTTGTTCTAAATATTTTGCAGCAAATTTAAGTTCATTGACTATAGCATGTCCAAAATCTGTTTTACCAATTAAACCGCTAAAATATTCAAATTCGTTAGATAAATTCTTTACTATTAACAAAACTCCATCAAGCGCATCCTTAAGAATTTTTACCCCAGAGACTGCTGTTGGCCCTACAGCATTGCCAATTACTACTTGCAATGATTCAAACGAACCTTGCAATTGAGCTAATGACCTGTCTAAGTTAGTGCCGCCTCTTTCTGCGCCATTAAAGAATGATGCGCCTTCTTTTGTTAATTCATTAATTGCTTTAATAACAATTGGATAAGTTACTTTGCCTTGCTCTGCTAACCGCAACACCTCAGCAGTGCTAGTGCCCATTACCTTTGCTAACGCTTCAAATATAGGGATACCAGCCATTGCAAACTGTTTTAAATCAACCGTATAGGCCCTGCCGATACTGCTTATTTGGCCTAAATTAACAGCAAATCGTTGTAATTTTTCATTATCCCCTAATGCTAAATCACCTAATAATTTAGTGGCTGTGCCTGCATTCTTTGCTGATACGCCATAAGCTGCAAGTGTTTTGGTGGCTGCTAGCAAACCTGGCAAGCCAAGACTTGTAGCATCTGCGGTAGTTTTTAGGTCTGCAATAATTGCATTAGTTGCTTCTACATTTTTTGTAAATAACGTTAATTGTTGACGGTTTCTGTCTATTTCGTTTGAGAATTTAAGCGCTGCCCCCGCTGCTGCTGCAATACCAGCCGCAATTGCTATGTAAGGCCCAGCCGCTGCCATAGCGCCTTGCAATACTTCCATAGCGCCATTCAACCCGCGCATTTTTGCGGCTGCTTGTTCCGCTGCACGCCCTTGCGCTTGCAACCCTGCTGCTGCACGTTCAGTTGAGCTTAAAAATCTACCATTTTCCGCTCTTGCTCTACCGGTTTCATCGGTAAAATATTTAATACCATTAGCGGCAATCTTAAATTTATCGCCTACTGCTTTTGTAGTTGCGTTTAATTTATCAACTGCTTGGCCGGTTGCTGCTGCGCCTTGCTGCACTGCACGTAGCTGTTGCGTTGCGCCACGGCTGTCAACATTAATGGCAACATTAGCAACAACCGACACAGCTAGCCACCTACTACTAAACCCAGTCTAGCGTCGCCGTCGCATTGCAGCTTCTTGCTCGTCATTGCTTAATTCAAAATAAGCTGACCACAGAAGCAATTCTTCCATAGTCAGCTCTGAATTCAATTTAGCTAACGTATAGCCTAATTCCTTTGCTACACCAAGCTGGAGCCTAAGCAGGTTATCCTTTTTAAGCTCCGCCTTTATTTTTTTGTATCAACCTCTTCCTTGATATCCTCGCTGATAACAGCAAGCATCAGTGATTGCAGATCAGCATCGCGCACCTCGTTTTTCAACTCGGCAATTTCACCAGCAGCAAATATCCGCTGGCCGTTTTCATCTGTTGCTTTTTGTACTAGCAATTGCAACGCAAAAGCATTTACATCATCGGATGCAGCATCCTTTTGTGCCCGTTCGCGTTCAGCCATTGTTAATGGTGAACGGTAGAACACAAACTCAGCGCCATCAGTTAGTACAACCGTTTTTTTGACGGGCACTAAATTAGCAGCTTTCTTTAACCGGTCTATTGCCCTGATTACAGCGGATGCCATTAGTTATCAAGCAGTGGTAGAGAAGTCGAATGTAGGTGCGCCAGTAGGACGGAAAGTGATTTCTACCATCTGGGCATCATCTGGGTTGATGTTAAGCGTTGCGCTAAGCAGCACAGCATCCATAGCAATGCTGCGGCTAAGTGCTTCGGTTGAACCTTTATCAGTGTACAACTTAAACGCTGCGCCTACTTGCTGACGCTGTAACACGTCTTCTACCATCCTGTTCGATAATGCGCTATCTTCACTGGTTACAAATACAGATGCACTGCCGTTGCCGTCAGCAAAGCCTGGGATGTACGCCTTAAATGGTGCATACTGCCCAACAGCTTGGCCGATGGTGGTAACGTCAATTTCAGCGCGGCTGATCTCAAAACTCCAGTTCTGCACTTGGCCTACAGCGGCATAATCGGCGTAATAAACCTCAAATTCGTTAGGTGCGGCAATAGTGCCATCATCAGTGATAGCCAGAATAGTGCCGCCAGCACTGGTTGATACGGTCAATACACCCGTAGCAGCAACGTAACTTAATACATAATAAGTAGTGGCTGAACTAATTGGCGCTGGCAGTGTGCCGGAACCAGCCGCGCCAGTTTGGCTGTTTACAATGCGGAATTTAACTGGATCGCCTACTTTGAAATTTAGGTAAGCCTGGGTCGTAATCTCGTCGTTGGCAACGCTGACGTTGGTCTCGCCAAAATCACCAACGGTGCCAGCGGGCTTGTAGTAGAGAGCACCGGAAGTGCCGGATAGAACAGTAACGGCCATTGATTTAGCAGATGATTGGCTTGTTTTAGTATAGCGTCAATCCAAGTAAGCTTCAAAAGTTGCGGTTAGCTGTGTTTGGAAATATGGTTCAGGTGATGCAGGCGTTACAACTGCTGGCCCTGATGCGGCATCAAATATAATGCTTGAGAACTTAGCCCGATCAAATAAATCCTTGATGCGCTCAGCGATGGTGTAATTCGCTGCTGCGCCAACACCAACGGGCGTGAATACATTTACTACAAGTACACCGTTTTGACGGTTGAACCCTACACCGCCTGTAGGCAGCAGCGTTGCATAAGCATTATCGCCAAACCGTATTGATGCTTGCAGCCACGGTGCATTGCCTGGTGGCGTAAATGGTACGTTTTGATAGCTGACCGGATACACAGGCGCAATTGCCATTTGAGTAGCAATACGGCCTTCAATAGCAGCGCGGACGTTGTTGTAAGTGCTGCTCATGACTCCCTGCCGATACGGTCGGCAGCTATCCGCACTCTGCCTTGAACGTCTTTGGCTATGCCTTGAATCCAGCCTGGCGCTGTCTGCTTGCTGCTGCCATTAGCAAGAGATTCCGCATATGGCAGGTTGTTATGCACGCTGTAGACGTTGCCAATGCGTTCTTGCTGGTAGTTCATCTTGCGTAATGGGAACATCGGGCCTGCTGGCGCACTTGTCTTGTCGCGACCATGATTGCTTGGTGATTGCTGCGGGCCAGCATCGTATGTGCCTGCTGAGTTTTCGCCCACCTGCCAGCTAGCGCGAAATCTGCCAGTATCAACTGGGCTTGCTTGTTTCAATAAACTATCAGTTTCTAATACTGCTGCACGTAATAGCTTCGCTACTTGGTTATTGGCATAATCACCAATATCTTCAATGCGGATAATTCGTGCCATTATGCCCTCAAGATCAGCTCATAGGTTATCGCTGTATTATCTTGCTCAGTCGTCGCAACACTAATTATTTGATGCACTACTGATGCAATCAGCACTTTATCCGCTGGTGTTGGTGCATTTGCAACATCTGCTGCGGCAATCGTTAGCCGCTTATCACCAGCTTGGATTAGATCATTCACCTCGCGCAAATTAACGTCCTCCAGCACACCACGCACTACGGTATCAGCAGCAGTTTCTGCTGCGGTGCCAGTAGCAGGGTCATAGGCGCCCATTGCAATACGGCGGATGGTCGCAACGCCACCAAACTTAGCCATCAGCTTGCTGGCAACCTTACGTAGCGGGCTGGAAAGGCTCATATTTTATAGGCGATGCAAGCGCCAGTTTGCAATTTAATGCTAGTGAATACACCACGGATTTCAGAACCTGCCGGGAATGTCTCACCGTTTAAAGTGTTGCCCGTCATGTTAGTGCTGACAATTGTATCAATATGAGTGTTTTCAAAAAAATCAATATGGTTAAATCTACCAGTGTGCACAGCCGTGTCAGTAATAACCTCGCCGCCGAGCGTGTAGTCAACGTCGCCGCCCTGGTGCCCCTTGAAACTCATATCTTGTACGCCACAACGGTGCCGCTGGTGAGCGTGATAGAAGTGAATACACCACACATCTCGCAGCTTGCTTTGATTGGAATTGCAGTAAGTGCATTACCGGTGTAATCCAAAGCCGTTAGGCTTGCAATCACTGAATCCTCTAATGCCACAATCTCGCCGAACCTGCCGGTATGAGCAGCAGTGTCGTCAATGAACTCAGCGCCTGGGTATTCGCTCATGATCGTTTGATGGCAAGGTTTCCTGGTCCGCTTGATCTTAGCCCTGTTAGGTAACGTTCAACCATCGGCGGGATTTTATCTGCCCCCACGGCACCGCTAAAATTTGGCGTTACGTTAAGGCTACCGATCTGGACATTCTTAAAATCTTCTAGCCCGCTAAGCCCAATGCCATCAGTGTTGTTATTTAGGTATGCCGCAAGCAGCACCTGTGCATATTGCACCTGCGGCGGAATTTCGTTGTCGTTAAAATAATCGGTGGTAATGCGAAATGGGAAACCGACGGCATAAGTATTGATATAAGTATCGGGCCTTCTCACGCCAGTCCGCGGCCATTGCAGCGACTGCGTATCAGTTGCCCTAGCACCTAAGAACCGTTCACGATCTAATCGTTGTGTTGCGGTGTAAAGTGCACGATTTTTGGCGTCTGTAGTAGCAGAACCCCACGCGGTAATATCTGCATCCAAGACGAGCCCGTTAACTATCAACTGGGCATTCGCCAGCGTTATGTACGAGTTTGCGTCGGCGGCGTTTGGTGTCGCCACTATCACGATTGCCATCAGTAGCCTCCTCTGGTATTAGTGTAGGCTCCACAATAGGAAATGAGGCCACCTCCTGGGAGATAGCCTCACGATCACGCATTCTGCGGAATGCAAATAAACCCATCAGGCAGCAGCAGCAGCAGTAGAACCTAGGCCATACAACGTAATGGCTTCAGAACCAGCAGCTACAGCAGTAACACGGCCAAGGAATATTTTGGAAGCATTCTGCACAACAGTTGCTACGCCGCTAACTGTTACGTCAGTACCACCAGCAATAGTGATGGTATTAGCGCCAGCCGATGCGTTAATAACAACCACCATAAAAG